GCATACAAGCAACTGCAATTGGTAACGTAACACCAGGCACTGGTGCTTTCACAACATTAAGCTCAAGTGGTGCAGCTACATTAAACAGCTTGGTTACAACTACCAGCGCCAACGTTGGCGGTAACTTGATTGTTGGTGCTGGATCAACATTCAGCGGCGACCTAATCCCAAGTGCAAACGTAACATACAATTTAGGTAGCTCAACTAACCAGTGGAAAACATTATGGATTAGTGGTAGCACAATCCAAATTGGTGGTGTAGCAGTTACAGCAGCTCCTGCAACTGGTGTTGTAATGCCAGCTATTAACAGTACACCAATTGGTAACGCAACTCCAAGTACTGGTGCATTTACAACATTAAGTTCAAGTGGCGCAAGCACACTAAACAGTTTGGGCGTAACAAACAACGCAACAGTTGGTGGTACATTGGGCGTAACTGGTGCTACAACACTAGGCACATTGAGTGTAACCAACGAAACAGACACAGGTAACTTGACTGTAAGTGGTGGCTTGCAAGCAACTGCAATTGGCAACGTAACTCCAGGTACTGCGGCATTCACAACACTAAGTACAAGCGGTGCAGCCACATTGGCTAGCGCAAGCATCACTGGCAACGCAACTGTTGGTGGCAACGCAACTGTTACTGGCAATTTAGTAGCAGCCAACTTTACAACATCTGGTTCAAACGGTAACATCAGTGGTGTTAACAACATTACAGCCACAAGCAGCAACTTTACTAGTGCAACAGTTTCTGGTACATTAACTACAGGCTCATTGAGTGTTGCAAGTATCAACAGCACACCAATTGGCAATGCAACTCCAAGTACTGCGGCATTCACAACATTAAGCTCAAGTGGCGCAGCCACATTGGCTAGCGCAAGCATCACTGGTAACGAAACAGTTGGTGGTACATTGGCAGTTACCGGTGCTACAACATTGGCTGGTTTAACAGCTGGTGCAGTAACAGCAACAAGTATTAACTCAACACCAATTGGTGCTACAACAGCATCAACCGGTGCTTTCACAACATTGACATCAAGTGGCGCAGCTACTTTAAACAGCGCAAGCGTAACAAACAATGCTACTGTAGGCGGTACATTGGGTGTAACTGGCGCTACAACATTGGCTGGTGTAACAACTGGTGCTGCTACATTGTTAAGTGCCGCAGTAACAAACAATGCTACTGTAGGTGGTACACTAGGTGTAACTGGTGCAACCACTTTAACTACAGCTACAGCAAGCGGTTTACAAGCTACAGCAATTGGTAACGTGACACCAGGTACTGGTGCATTTACTAACTTGACAGCAAGTGGCACACTAGGTGTAACTGGTGCTACAACATTGGCTAACGTTAGTGCAACTAACGTGACAGCAAGTGGCTCAGCAACAATAACAGGTAACGTAATTGGTGGTAACATTGTTGCTCTTGGTGGCGTATACGGTACAATTTATGGTAGCTTGGCCGGTGCATCAACAAGTTCTAACGTTGCATTGTACATCACTACAACAACAACCAGCACAAACGGTACATATTACCCAGCGTTCTTGAGTGCAACAACTGGTAACTTGGCACCTATTACAAACAGCTCGTTAACATACAATCCGGGTACTGGTTTATTGACCACAACTGGTGTAACAGCTACAAACGGTACATTCACTTACGTTACTCCAACCAACTTGAGTACTGGTAATGCAGTATTGAGTGGTGGTACTATCAACAACGTGGTAATTGGCGGAACAACGCCGGCAGCTGGTACATTTACAACAGCTACAGCTACAAACGTAACTGGTACAAACGTAACAGGTACATACGTAACTGCCACAAACTTCAGTACAGCAAATGCTCAGATTACTGGCGGTACATTGACTGGTATTACACTAGAAAACGTAACAAACTTGAACGTAACAAACTTGTCAACAGCCAACGCAGTGGTTACAGGCGGTAGTGTAAACTCAACACCAATTGGTGCTACAACAGCATCAACCGGTGCATTTACAACATTGAGCACAAGTGGCGCAGCTACATTGGCTAGTGCAAACGTGTCCGGTGCATTGATTGTAACTGGCACTTCAACACATACTGCTAATGCAACGTTTGGTAACGCAGTTACAATTAACAGTAGCCAAACAGCTGGTAGCGACTTTATTGCCAAAGGTAAAAACGATGGTACATTGATTTGGGCACACTCAGCTAGTGCATACGATCAAGTTGTAATTGGTAATACAGCTACAACAGGTAACCTAGTAACTGGCGCCAAGTTGATCATCAACTCCACAGACGCTATCTTGTTACCAGTTGGTTCAAACGCACAACGTCCAAGTAGTTCGGGTGGTACAGACGTAGCAGGTATGATACGTTTCAACAACTACTCAAACAGCGTTGAATATTATACAGGTTCAGGTTGGCAAGGTTCGGGTTCAACATTTACATTGATTACAGATCAACAGATTACTGCTGACGGATCAGCATCAAGTTGGACATTGACACAAAGCACAACAACAGCTGGCGTTATTGTTAGCATCAACGGTGTGGTACAGATCCCAACATTGGCTTACTCTGTAACTAGTGGAACAACATTGACATTCACTGAAATCCCAGCATCTGGCGATATCATTGATGTACGTATCCTAACTACAACACAATCTGTTTCAAGCATTGCAAGTGCCAATGGTTATATGGGTATATCAGCCGACAACAACGGCGTATACATTTCAACTGGCACAAGCACACCAACCAATACAACATATTGGAGCACAACAGGTGCACAAGTTAGTGCAATTGGTAACGTATCAGTTGGTGCAAGTGCTACTACAATTGACACAGTTGACAATACCAAGTTCCGTAGTGCCAAGTACGTTGTACAAATTACTAACGGTTCAAGCTACCAAGTTATGGAAGCATTGTTAATCAGTGATGGTACAACTGCAACAGTAACAACTTACGGTGTAGTATCAACAGGTTCTAGCTTGGGTACATTGAGTGCAACACAAAGCGGTTCAAACGCATTGTTGCAGTTCACAGGTGCTTCAGCTGGTAACCAAGTGAGAATCAAGAAAGATTATATCGCAGTTTAATTGCAAGATAGGTTAGGCGGGACAGGCTCGCCTAACTTAATAACCTTATCGGGGAATATGGAACCGGGGAAAACAAAATGGCAAACGGAAATTTCGTAGTACAAAATGGTCTAACAATTGGACCATTAACAATCGATGCTGCAACAGGTAGCATCACCACAACAGGTAACATCAACGCTGTTGTTACTTCTACATCTGAAACAATTGGTACATTAACAGCTAACACTATTGTTGCTGGTAACAACGGTACTATTATCTTAACTGGTAATATTATCCCAAGTGCTAACTTAACATACGACTTGGGTAGTTTACAAAAACAATTCCACTCAGTATACGTTGGTCCAGGCACATTGTACATTAACGGTACACCAGTATTGGGTGCGTCTACAACAGGTACACCAACAATTAACATGACAGCGTCAGCTGGTCAGAACATTAGCGTTGCCACAAACGGCGGCGGTATTTTACAACTGGACGGTGGTGCAGCAGGCGCTGGCTACATTCAAATCAAGAGCCCATTGCAAATGGCTGCCGGCTACAACATCACAAGTAGCGATGGCAACGCAATTCAATTTGCTAACCAAATTGGTGTTGACTCGATCACATCACACTCGGCCAACACAAACTTTACCATCACTGCACAAGGTACTGGTAAAGTTGCTATCAACACAGATACAATTATTACTGGTAACTTGACAGTTAACGGTGTAACAGAAACTATCAACACAACAAACTTGTTGGTAAGCGATCAATATGCTGTTTTAAACAACGGTGTAACAGGTACTCCAACTCTAGATGCTGGTATCCGTATCAACCGTGGTACAAGCAACAACGCAGTATTAAAATGGACTGAATCAGTTCAAGCCTGGCAAATCAGTAGCGACAATACCACATACGGTAACATTGCTACACAAAGTTATGTATCAAGTGCTATTTCAGCAGCTACTCCAAGTGCCAGCACATTGACTGGTACAACACTAGCAAGCACTATTGTCAACAGCAGCTTGACAAGCGTTGGTACATTGGCCAACTTGACAGTAACCAATACCATTACTGGTTCAGTAAGTGGTAACGCTGGTACAGCAACCAAATTGGCTACAGCTAGAACTATTGCGTTGACAGGCGATGCAACTGCAAGCGGTTCATTTGATGGTAGTGCAAACTACAGTCAAGCTGTAACACTTGCCACAGTTAACAGCAACGTAGGTTCATTTGGTAATGCAACAACGATTCCGGTTATCACAGTTAACGCAAAAGGTCTTGTAACCGCAGTATCAACTGCTAGCATTTCTGGAGCATTGACATTTACTGGTGATGTGACTGGTACAGGTAGTACTGGTGGTTCAACAGCATTGACAATCGCATCCGGCGCAGTGACAAATGCCAAATTACAGTACAGCACAATTACTCATAGTGCTGGTACAGGTATTAGCATTTCTGGTGGTACTACAAGTTTAGGTGGTACTGTAACAATTACCAACAGCGGTGTCACAAGTTTAAGCAGCGGTGGTCACATTACTGCAAGTGCATCAACTGGTAGTATTACGCTAGGTTCAGATGCAACAAGCAGCAACACAGCTGGCACAATCGTTGCACGTGATGGTTCGGGCAACTTCAGTGCTGGTACAGTTAGTGCTACAGCAACAACAGCACAATACGCTGACTTGGCAGAAAACTACCAAGGCGACAAAGCGTATGCTCCTGGTACAGTAGTTATGTTTGGCGGCGATCAAGAAGTTACAGTAGCCGATGCAGATACACGTGCAGTGGCAGGTGTAGTATCTACTAACCCAGCTCACTTGATGAACGGTGGCCTAAACGGTGCCAACGTAGTTCCTGTAGCATTACAAGGTCGTGTTCCTTGTATGGTTATTGGTCCTGTCAAGAAAGGCGATATGCTAGTTTCAGCAGGATACGGTTATGCCAAGTCCAGTGCTAACCCACAAATGGGTCAAGTGATTGGTAAAGCATTGTACGACTTCCCAGGTAACAGCAAGGCTGTTATCGAAGTAGTTGTTGGTCGTATCTAATACTATTATCAGTATTGTCAAAAAGGGCGCTTAGGCGCCTTTTTTGTTTGGCGATAAATATACAATAACACGGAATTTAACTGATGGCATTAACTAGACCAAAAATTTGGGATATTGATACTAATATCGAATATTTTATGGACCCAATTACGGTCCTTCACCAAGGTGCATCTAGTGCCAACGTTGATGTGGGATTTTTATTTAATCGTGCCAACGGACTAGTTTCAAATGTTTCGTTGTATTGGTCAGAAACCAATCAAAGTTTTGTCACCGCATTTACCTCAAACACCGGTTCAACAAACAGTAATATTGCACCCAGCAGTTATGCCAACCTAACAGTAGGCAACGTACTGTTGATCAACGGTACCATTGCTATCAATGGAAACCTAGGGCTAGCAGGACAGTACATTGTGTCTACCGGATCGGGTATGGCCTGGACCACGGCTGCTTTCAACGGTGGCACAATTACTAATGCGTTGACAGTTACAGCCAACGTGACAGCACCACAATACAATTTTGCCAATGGCGTAAACATTTTATCAACTGTGACCAACACGTATGGTAATACACAGGTGGCTGCCTACTTACCAACGTATAACGGTGCATTAACAGCAAATGCACTTACAGTATCACAAACTGGAACTGGTAATCAATATGCACTAACTATGAAAGGTTCCGGTTCTGGCGACCAGTGGGCTTTTACAGTAGGAAGTACAGCTGGACAAAATAATATTACTAGTCTTAATACTGCCGGTAGTAGTTATGCACCTTTTACAGTAAACGGATCAACATTCACTATTGGCACAACTGGCGCCAGCGCAACCACAAGCGTATCAATTGACAACACTGGTGCAACTCGAGCCTACGGGAATTTAACATACGGTGTAGTACCAATTCTCAACAGCTCAAGTACTACTACCAGCATAGGAACCAGCCCGGTGGCCATTGACTCATTTAGCAGCACAGCTTATCGTAGTGCCAAATATGTGATATCAGTTACTGATGTGACCAATACCGCATATCAAACGTCAGAAATATTGCTGATGCAAGACGGCACCAACTCAACTATCACCAGCTACGGATTGTTAGTTTCCAGTGGCAATGCCAAAATGTCATTTAGTTCCAACCTAGTAGCCGGCAACGTTACTTTATGGGGTACAGGAGTGAGTGCAAATAACACAGTAAAACTGGCTAGAACACTGATTCCAGTCTAAACTCCATAAATACAATATAAGAAACCCAAGGATTGTTAAAATGCAAATGCTAAAAGAAATTTATCGTGCTACATATGGTGGAGAACACATTGTTTCTCAATTGACTCTTCGCGACGGCGACTGGGAAACTGAAACTGAATATGTACCAAATAGTGTGTTTGCAACACATACTACAAATCAAGCTGTGGCCATTGGTAACGGTGAAAGTCGTTTGGCATTTGATTTAACACATTTGGCCAACCACAAAGGTGGATTGTTGGGCGAAAACAAATTGCAAACTTACGGTTGCAATGCACTATACAGAGATTTCGCTCCAGACTTTTTAGTAGCAGTTGGTCCCGACACTGGCGACGAAAACGACATCATTAAAGAAATTGCCGACAGCGGTTATGCAGACAACCATATTGTATACACCAACACTTTTGGAATCACACAATATCCTGGTAAATTTTATCTAGTACCACAAAACATACACTACGACAGTGGTGCATTGGCTGCCTATTTGGCCTGTTTTGATGGACATAAAAAAGTATTTTTGTTGGGTTATGACAACTATGTACACGATCAGAAGTCATCAAGTGTGTACGCTGGAACAAAATGTTATCCAACAGATGAAATATTCAATGGCGCATTTTTTGAATTGAGTTTACTCAATGTTATGAAAACTTATTTGTCGGTTGAATTTGTTCGCATCACACCAACTGTTCAAACTTTTTGTCCCGATAGTTGGCAAGCTCAATTGAATTTTAGACAGATCAGTTTTAGAGATTTTGTTTTTGAAGCTGATATTGGTTAATTCAATATTGATTCTAGCGTTTTAATTTTCTTTTTAACAATATTAAAACTGAAACTACGCCAGAGCCCCGGATGTAACGGGGTTGGGTGATCATCCAGATTGACCCAGCAGTAACCCCTGTGTTCGTTGTTTAATACAGGAACAAACTCCTCCTCAACAGTTACCAAGAATGTGTAGTATACAAATTTTTGATTGTCGGCAGTGAATGTTTCCAATGGAATAAATTTACGGTTGGTATAATCCTGACCTATTTCTTCGCGTATTTCTCTTACCAGTGCGTGTATAACAGTTTCGTTGGGTTCAATTTTTCCACCAGCTATACCCCAACTGCCTGCGTGACGACTTTTGTTTCTCAACAAGAACAAGTAACGATGAGTATTTTTTGCGTAGATTAACGCACCTACGCCTTCGGAGCATTCTTTCATTATGGTACCAAACTCCACATACCGGATCGGTAAAAACCTTCGTAACTTTTGACCCAAGCAGAGCCAGTCCAGCAGTATTGTATTGTGGTTTTTAAATTGGCCACATACTGCACACCAGGATTGTTTTGACTGTCAAATGCCACTTGCCAGTAGTTGCCATTCCATTCAATAATGTCATTGGCTCGAGCTATCAAGTTTGTGCCCGGAGTTCCGCGCCACGCAACGGCCGGCTCAGTGTTGGCTTCGCCGATGGGATTTAAGATCAAGTATCTAGTACCAGCGGTAGGGCTCAGCAAATGCATCTGTTCTACATTAACTGTCATTGGATCAATAATAGCATCTACCGGCGCCAGGGTATTGGCCGGCAATGTTGCTGGATCGGGTGTAAACAATAATTGTGTATCATCTGTGGGGTTGTATGCAACAGTACCAACTATTTGGTGTAGACCAGTAGGACTATCAAATGTTAATCTGAGTTGACTGATACCGTTGGTTAACCGACCGTATAAACCAGTCAAACTATTCCATTTGACAGTTTGTCCGTAAACAGTACCATCGCTTTCAGTTACTCCATACTTGTACAAAGTCAATGAATTGCCAACAAACAGCACTTCATAATTCATTGGTGTAAATTGCTGACGTGCCACTAGCCCTTGTAAGTTGGTTAACACTTCTTCGCTCAAGGTACCTTCTTCGCTGTATATGCTGGCAACAATCTGTGATACAACTCCGCCTTTTTTAACTTTGGCCGGCAAGCTGATCCAGATAGGCATTTCAAATGTCAAGGTAGCAACATCAATGGATTCATCTGCGCCAGACGGAATTGATCTATTGGTATAGTCGGTGTTGGTCAACAGCACAACACTCAAACTGGTCCAGTCAATGAAGTTATCGTTGCTTTGTATTTCTATGCCAGGATTGAACAAGGGAATAATTTGTTCAAGTATTTGATGTTTTTGTTCGGTGTTTGATGTCCATATGTCCAGCTTCATAGTCAGCTTGTATGGTGCTGGCATCATACGATCTACAGTATACAGGCCATCAGAACTGGCTTCGTACGATTCAGTGTCTTCGTTGTAAACTCTTTCATTGACACGTATGGATCCTTCGTGATAAGGATTTTGTACACGGTCGCGATCGTATTGCAATGCAGAAATATAACAGGCCATTGCCGGTACCGAATTCAAACTGTTTTCGCTGTTGCCACGCAGGATCATTGCAGCCTGTCTGCTGACATCGCCGTAGTAGACTGGAACAGTTTGTAGTGTATGATTACCGTCGGAATTTTTACCAAATTCAACTTGGAATCCAGAAACCATTCTAATAAATTGAATCACGAATCGACGTATCTGTCCGTCGTAACTGAATTGTACAGCCATTAATTATCTGCCTTGGGTTTTAGTACCTGACTCAATGCTTGTCTTTCGGTATGTGACACACCTTGAGAGTCAGTGTAGGTATTAGTGTTATTTACATAGGTCATACGCTGTGTGCTAGAATCTTCGCTCGGAGTGATATTGGTTCTAACCTTGTCTTCGATCTTGGTCCAGCTTCGGCCGTTGAAACGGAACAAACGATTTGGCAAGTAGTCTAGGCGTAGGAAATAGTCTCCTTCGTTTGGATGTGCTGGGAACGCAATGCCTGCACCAGTAGGTACACCATTGGGAGCCAGCCCATCACCGGACAAGTAACCTTCAATTTTATAATTGGGAGTAGGAGATCCCTGATCTGAGTTAACTACCGAATTGTCAGCTGTGATAACAGTACTGTCGGCTGCAATTGGAATTCCAGCTGGTGAACCGTCGTTGTTAAATGGCGTGGTATAAAGTGTACTGGTATCGTAACCAGATTTGGGAACATCGACTTCGGCCTGAGTTACAATGGCCTCGTTGATATTTAGGTATTTGTCGTAAGTGCTTAAAATTTGACCAACCGGTGTGTCTGTGCCCGGGCCAGCTTTGATTCGGTCAAGTATATCTTTGTACTCTTGACTGTCTACTAAGGGATTAAGTTTGACACGCCACAGGTGTGGCCACCAAGTTGGGCTAAAACCTTCAGCGGCAAATGATGCGTCACCTACCACATAATATCTCTTTAATGCAGCCGGCACATCTTGATCCAGTGCATCGTAATCTTTCAAATGTTGTAGCTCTAGCACGTCACCGGCAATCAATTTGCGCCCTAGCATATCAACCATATCACGCAAATGGAAAACCATAAAGATGGTACCAGTTTGCAAGAACAAGCCAAATTGACTTAGATCAAAGTCTTGGTCACCGCGTTGGTAGATACCACGCATTTTGTAAACATCCTGATCGTACTTGCGATCACGGTTTTCTAACCACAGCAAGTCTTGAATATTTTGTTCACTTTGATTTAGGTAATCGGGTTTGGTAGCATCAGTACTACCGGTTTGTTCGATTGGCCCTAGATACTTGTTTACCAAAATTCCAGTACCGCCAATGGTAAACATTTCGCTGATCCGGCGATCTATAAACTTGTAATCATTTGAATGTTGGCCGTCTTTCCAAAGACTTAAACGCGGCATAGTCAATCCCTATATTGTAGTATTTATGGGTTTGACCAACAATGGTCAAAATGCTATACTAGCACTATGGAGCACAATTCTGACTACAAACATCGTATAGATCAGGCATTTTTTGCCATAATACAGGTGCGCCCAGATCAACGCGAAGATCTAAGACGTATGTGGCGTGCCACTAGAAATTTATGGGATCAATTGGATATTGAGCTAATTAACTGCAAGCGATTGCACAAAGTAACACCAAAGTATGCAGAATTAGAAACTGAGCTAAGTCAGTGTTTACTAACATTGGAAGGCTACATTAGTTGGGGGCATCTGTGCGGTTGACTAAATATTACCAAAATGCTATACTAGGCTATACGAATAAGGAGCAGGCACAGTGAAACTCAACGGTAAAACAGTCAGAACCAAAGCCAAAGTTCAACGAAATCCCCTGATGGTGGATGAAAAATACACAGGTGAAGAACCGGTGTGGGACACTGAACGAGCCTTGACTTTTGATGATGCCACTTTTGATCATCACCTGCGTCGTGCATTTTATTACTACAATTATTTTTACAACCAAAAAGACTGTAAAAAGTATGTGGTGGAGTGGATGAAAGATCCCAAAAACGGGTTTACTGCCGCAGACGTCAAAACATTTAGCCGTAGCCCGGATCGTGCAATCGAAATGACAGCTTGCAGTCTTGTTATGGCACATCGTCAAGGAATGCCATTCAAACCTAGATCATTGGAATATCTCAAGTCAGCTATTGTCAAAGCCATCAACAGCACAGCCGACGAAGTGGAAGAAGTAGCAACAGAAGAAAAACCCAAGGCATACGTGCCCACTATCCAGGATAGACTAAATGAAAAAACAGCAGACACCATTGGCGAACTTGAAGGTCACTACGATGAGTTTATTAGTAACCCTAAGTACCAGTTTAAGCCTTATGATTTTCTTGTGGCTAACAATGTTCCCCAGAGCCAGCTGACCAAATACGAAGAAGTGTACCAAAAGCGGTTCAATGAACTCCGTGCCGCCTACGAAAAACAAGACGAGCAATTGGTCGAAGGCTACAGTCATATGAAATCTGCAGACTTCAAACGTGTGTTCACTTTCCTGGATCAAATTTTAAACGACATTATTCAGTATCGCGGAGTTAAAAAAGCAACCAAGAAAGTTCGTGCTCCAAAGTCGGTCAGCAAAGAAAAAGTAGTGTCCAAACTCAAATATGCCAAAGAAGACAAAGTGCTACGTTTGATCAGTGTCAATCCCGCAGACATTGTTGGTGCTCAAGAACTATGGGTTTACAACAGCAAAACACGCAAACTGGGCAAGTATGTAGCTGACAGTTTAAAAGGACCCTTAAATGTCAAAGGAACCACGATTATCGGCTACGATGAGCACAAAAGCACGTCAAAAACCCTCCGCAAACCTGAAGAAAAACTCAAGGAGTTTGCCAAGGCTACTAAGATACAGCTACGCAAATTCTTGGAAGATATCAAAGCAACTGAAACCAGACTCAACGGTCGCATCAATCAAGATACCCTATTACTCCGTGTACAGTAATAAATACTGTATAGACGGAGTAATCGATGGCCACACCATTTCCTAATGCAGTGACCCCAGAACCTGGGTACGATGCACAAAACAACATAACAGCAAGAAGCCTGTTCAATGCCAACACAGGGTCGCAGTCAGGGCCTCATATAGCATTTGATGGCAATCCTGATGTAACATTTCCTGGTGTAACAGACCCCAGCTGGCAGTATGGTAACACTACCGATTCAATGCGAGCCAGCATTGTTGATTATATCCGTATGCGCCTAGGCGACGGTATTGTTGACGTTGAGCTAGACAAAGAACACTATGAAATGGGCATTAACCAAGCTCTAATCAAGTATCGTCAACGAGCACAAAACTCCACAGAAGAAAGTTATGCTAGCCTACAACTTCTTCCTGAAACACAAGAGTATATTTTGCCTAAAGAAATTCAAACAGTCAAGGCCATTTATCGTCGTGGTATCGGATCAGTCACAGGAACAACTGCCAGTCAATTTGAGCCGTTTGCTTCGGGTTACTTGAACACATATATGTTGACTGCAGGTCGTGTTGGCGGCTTGACCAATTATGAATTGTTTGTAGATTATCAAAAGCTGGCTATGAAAATGTTTGGTGGCTTTATGAACTTTACGTTTAATCCAGTTACCAAGAAGCTGACTATTGTTCGCAAAATGCCTTGGCAAGGTGCTAACCCGCAGTTGGATCAACAGGAGTCGGTATTGCTACACATATTCAATACCAAACCAGATCAAATGATCTTTAACGACACTTACGCATTTCCTTGGATACAAGAATATGCCTACAGTTTCTGCAAGCGCATCTTGGGTGAAGCACGTAGCAAGTTTAGTCAA